TTGTCGTGCATAATAACTTGTGATATTATTACAATTAATAAAAATATAATACAAGCTATTGTTGCCCAGAACAAAGTCATATTATTCGTGTTCGCCACCAGGATCATTTGCATCAAGAACAACTTTTTGACCATTGATCCACATATATTGGCGGCTGCGACTTACACTGTGGTATCCAGAGCGCAGATTAAAAACTTTTGGATTTCTCTTTGCTGTTTCAAAAATACCTACAGTTGCTACGATACCTGCAATGAGTAAGGCATGGGCGACGGCACTCACTCCAAATACAGTAATTGATCCAAGACTCATAGAAAAGATAATACACCACATCCATGCAAGGAACTGCATGACTACGTGTCTTGTCTGTAAGTCTGGAATATTTTTTAAAGGATTTTTGTGATGATCCATCACAGAATTCCATGCATCATATATAAATTTCATCATTTACTTCCTATGTTATATTTTGGGCAGAGTTCCCATTCTTGTTTCTCTCTATATGGAATAATTTTAATTTGTCTCATAGGTGCCAGAGGCTCAATCCTACTTGATTCAATTGTAATCAGTCCCCAGTCCGACATAAGTTGAGCTATGGTGTTACGACGTGCAACATCATTTTCTTCTAAGTTTGATTTCTTTCCATCTAACTACAATGAAGTATCTGCCTTGCTTATGTAGAATGTGACAGGATTGATACAGCTTCTTATCTTTACGTGATGCGACACCAATGCGAGTCAACGTCTCACGAACTTTCAGAAAATCATCTGGTTCGTTAAGAGTGACCTCAAGCATAGAGCTTGGTGTCCATTCAATGATGTTATTATTTTCCACCTTTATAAACCTTCTTCTTTAACTCATTAATCTGATCTGATGTGAGAAGGGATAAGGCTTGCTTGGCTTTCTCATTACTATAGCCATAATATTCCTTAACAACTTCCACGTCACTTACGGTCTCAGGTTTCATAAATTTCGAGAACCGTTTTTTCTTTCTAATGATACTTATAAGAAAGTCGAATTGGAGACGGTTATCAAGGTGGTGGTTGATATTCATTTCATTGGCAAGGACTACAGTATCTTGGAAATAAGATAGTGCACGGTTTACCATAAACGCATTATATTTCTTCTCAGCAATATCATCAACCATAATATTCTTCTTAGTTGAATTAATTGCATTCACATACTCAAAAGGATTCATCAGAACCAGCCAATCTTTATGCCATTATGAGCGATAATAAAAAAGCAAGCGACCATGTGAGTAATAACCCATATAGTACGGATGACTGCTGCAATGTCATTTTCACGATTATCATCTGTTATCTTACTCCCGATCGTCTTGCACCAAATGGTCCAAGCGCGTTTCATCCAAACATCTCCACACCACCGTCTTGTTCAAGCATCATCAATTCAAGATGGCGTTTAGTGAATTCGTTTGTGTCAATTCCTTTATTCAGATTAACATTACCATCATATAATTGAGGAACTGTACGATGTCCCTGCTCTTTTAAGAAACCCTTTGCAAGCAGATTATTGCTTACATTAATTTCATCATAATTGTATCCCCACTCATCAAGTTTCTTTTTCATGATTACACAATAGGGACAATCGTTTTGTGTGTATAATCTAAATGAATTCGACATTAGCCATTACCTCCGTTAAACAAGCTACGACGTTTAGCTCATGATCAGCTACAAACGCATTCTTATATTGATAGTCAGCAAGGATCAACACGAGTTGAGGTATTGAGTGAGGCTGAACCTTATCACCCATACGATCATAGATACCTCGGAAGATTGCACTTGCATCAGTATCTATATTATCAACTACCCACTTTCGCATGCTTTTGAAATCTTTATTTTTTAGATTGTCAAAGAGGTTATCGAATGTTCGTTCACCAAGATTGTCAAGTATATGGCTATCAATGTTGCCAGTAGCAATCCCATAGCGTTGTAATTCATTTAGTACTCTCCTCCAGTCAGGTGCAAATTTCATAATCACTTGAGCAAGAGCAGGATCATTGAACGATACGTTTTCAGCGTTCAAGACATGACGAGCACGAAGTAACATCTCCTCGCATAACTTAACCATATCTTTCTTACTAGTATTGAACTCATACACACCACAGCGAGAGTGTAGAGGTTCAATGATACGGTTCTTGAAGTTACAAGTAAGGATGAATCGGCAGTTATTGGAAAACTCTTCGATGAAAGCTCGAAGAGCTGGTTGCGTTGACTGCGGATTCAGATAGTCTGCCTCATCAAGTATAACAACCTTGACTCCACCTTGTAATGAGACAGTGGATGCAAACTGCTTGATCTTACCACGGAGTGTATCAATGTTACCTTCTTCAGATCCATTGATAATGATGTAATCAAGATCAAGCTCGTTGCATATAGCTCTAGCTACAGTAGTCTTCCCAAGGCCAGCAGAGCCAGTGAACAACATATTAGGAAGCTCACCAGACTCTACTATCTTTTGGAAAGTTTGCTTAAGACTCTCAGGAAGAGTAGTCTCAGCTACAGTTCGTGGACGATATTTCTCAACCCACAAAAACTCATTTGACATTCACAAAACTCCATAACAAATAACATAATTATATCACAAAATGAGTTAGAAGTAAACGATTAATCGTCTTCTTCCATAGCAGCTTCTTGCTGCATCTGCTCTACAAGTGAGATCACTTGAATAGCTTGGTCACGAAGCTGACCGATAGTGGACAGTTCTTCACCTTTAAAACCACCACGCTGAGTAACAGCATCTACTACTGCAACTGTTGAACGTGATACTTGATTAGCGAGCTTCATCAGCTCATCAGCGTTATCATTATCTGACATTTTATACTCCAAAAGTTGAGGATTTCTCTAAAGCAATCCAATAACGTACGTTTAGTTCTTTGTGCTTGAATTCTGAGATTAACTTAGATGATATACTAACATCATAATCACCAGGAAGCAATTTTAAGTTAGCAATATTTATCACAAAGTTAAAAGCAGAGTTTTCCGGAAACTCTCCACCTACCTCAATCGAGTAAGCGTTAGATGTAGAGTTGTTATTGTCCAATACAGACAATACTATTGAGCCATCGCCTTTAGCGATTGACATATTCTCATGACCAAGAGTAGCAGCGGCACGTTTAATCTTACTCATAGTATCATTATCAAACGTGAACTTTACATCTGCCTCTGGCATAGTAATATCTTTAGTGGGTGTAGTCAATGTCTCTTCTGGTGAGAAGAAGTACTTAATCTTAGCACGACCAGTATTGTCACCAATGGTAACAAACTCTTCTTCAAACTTTAGTGTTGGACCATTAACAAGAGATAAAACACCCATGAATTCATTTAGGTCATATATACCAAACTTCTGAGAGAACTCTTCAGTAACCATAGCAGTAGCTACTACGTTACGAGCATCACTAATCGTTCTAATAGTATTGCCTTCATTAACTAATAGATTTGTATTGATGCTTGAGAAGTTCTTCAGGATGTCGATAGTGTTGGGATTCAATTCCATCATATACTCCGTGTATTTAACATAACTATCATTATACTATATTTCAACAGACTAGGCAACCATTTTGCTAAAGTTTTTCTCTTTCTTAAACTCTAGCTTAGTGTTGAACTTACCATCAAGGATCTCACCTTTATGGCTGATTACAAATACATTTGTATTATCATCTAGTGTGTATAGAATCTTCAATAGGTTCTCAACACCATCATGATCAAGAGATGAGTCAAACGTCTCATCAAGGATCAGAAGATTGGTAGCTACTGAGTTCTTCATTTTAGCAATCTGTCTCCATGTAAACAGAAGAGCCAAATCGATACGCTGCTTCTCACCTTCAGAGAATGAATCATATGTAAACTCATCACGGTGACGTGAACGAATAGTTTCATTGAATGATTCATCTAGGTTAAAGTGAACAAAGAAGTCAAGGATCTGCAGATACTTATTCACAAAACTATTGATTGCGGGTAGGTACTGCTTAATGATCTTAGTCTTGATACCAGTATCTCTTAGCATTTCTCCAATCACAACATTATAGTTTAGCTGCTCAGATAAACTGATCTTAGATTCTAGTATTGTGTTTCTATCTTTTCTGATGTCTTCAAGATCTTGTTTAGCATTATTCAGATCAGCATCAACGTCCTTTTCTAATGACTGCTGGTAGCCTTGAATTTGGCTTTGGAGGCTAGAGATCTCCCGGTTGTTCTCACTGAGTTCAGATACCTTAGATCGAAGCGATTGAAGTACGCCGCTGGTCGACTCAATCTTTTCCTCCACCGTTTGGCCTTCTGAACCGATCTCACGGCGCTGTGATTGGAGTGACTTTGCTTCTGACTTCGCAGCTTCGAGAATGTCATGTTTATGCGAGTCTGAGATGGCTTGGTCGCATACGGAACATACCTCATTCTCCTCAAAAAACATGGCACGTTCCGC